ATTCGACGAGCTCGTCAAGATGATCCTTTGCGTCTTCCCTTGAGCTATAGACATTCTTAATGGGATTGAAGTCCATGTATGGATCTACGCACTGCTCAATGACAATATAGACTTTCATTCTACCTCCGCACCTTCGTAGAGTTCCATAATAGCTTCCAGCTCGTCGACTGCTTCGTCGACAGAATCGAATCCCGACTCGTCGACTCCTGAGGCATAGTGCTTGACGTAGTAGGGACCAACGCCAGGACTATGCTCGACGTCGAACCCGACTTCACCATACGAGAATTTGTGAATAACGATATCAGACATATTCCATCTCCATAGTTTCGTACACACGGGCTACAGCTTCACCTTTCAGACCGCCAATGTGCCAGCCATACTCACCTCGAGGTGTATAGATTTCCTTCCAGTCGTAGATCGTGGCGATCGTACCATCGCGGAACTTGATGCACCATTCGCAGGTCACCTTGTCGCCGCTGTCTTCGGGTCCGTAGGTCGGAGCACCGAATACTCGCACGAGTTCGTCGTACGTAGTGTCAATGCGGCCTTTGAGAGAGGTGCCATTTACTAGCTTAGTCTTGGTGAACTTCATGCATGCCGCTCCTGAACATAGACATCGATGCGTTGGGCATCTTCCATTTTGATTGATTTGATCCACTGAAAGCGATACTTCGCTGCGGCAGGGTTACCCTTACCGAGACGTGGCTTGAGGCATACGCGATAGATCACAGGCTTTTCGCCGGTCCACTTTGCTCGCTGCTTGGCTAGCGTGTTCGAGGTACGTACGGTTTTGCGTACGATGTCGATTTGTTGTATATCGTTCACTGACATAGGATCTGCCGTGAAGATGTAGTTAGGAGTACGAGGTTTGATTTTCATGATTAAATTATATCAGGTTGACGAATATTTGTACAGGGCTTAAAGAGAAAGTTCCTGCGCACCATAGGTGATCTTGCCCTCGTACTCCCATTGGCTACGCTCGAAATCTGTGAGGTAGTCATCAGCCACGATTTCCCAACCGATGATCTGCTCGCGGTACGCATCGTTATCTTGCTCGATCTTGGGACGTAGAGCCATCACAGTCTCTGTGACACGGTTGAAGTCCTTGAAGTTCTTCAGCACGTAATCACTGCCACCCTTCGCCTTCCAGTAGGCGTTTTCGCCGGTGCCGAGGGAACCGTCCTCGTTCCAGGCGTAGTTTTCGTAAACTTGAGTGGTGATGAGAAGTTTTGCCATGTTTGCCCTTTGCTTGATTTGTTAGAACAATTATATCAAATTAACGATTTACCGTACAGGGTAGTTGACTGTTTTAGTCGAGTATTTCACTCGTCCCCGTAGTACCCGTAGTCTTCGTCAGTGCCAAAGCCTGCAGATGCTAGCGCCGAACCAGCATCCCCGTCCATGCTGTCAACCTCGTCTCCGTCGAAGCCGAGCTCAAGGTAGACTGACTCACGTACCGCAGTGTCGGTCGCTTCACTGAAGCCTTCCTTTTGCGACAGATCGTAAAGCTCCATCTCAACTTGATCCCAATTCATTTTCAGGATCTTAGCGCTACGTACAATACGAGCGACTGCATCATTACCAAACTCAGTGAACATTGCGAAGTCATTCATATTAAGCTCCTTTACGCAGCATGCTTGCTGGCACCAAGTAACGACCTGAAGTACTTTCAACCACGACTTTTGTACGCTTTACTTCGCGAACCTTACCAGTCACACGATTACCAAACTTACTCGAAGTGTAAGTCACTGTGTCACCTGGCATGAAGTCAAACGTAGCCGTACGATTGTTCATACGTTGCTTTTCCTTGACGACTGTCACGATCTGACGATTCAGTTTCAAGAGGTCTTCGATAGTCATTGCATTCATTTGAGTTGCTGTAAGCATTTGGGTTCCTTTTTTGATTTGTTAGATAGATTCTATCAAATAGACGATTTATTGTACACCGTTATTTAATAGTTGACTAAAACAGTCGGGTATTAGTCGCCTGAGTCGATTTCATAAGATGAAACACAGTGTTTGCAGGTGTAACGAGTAAGACAACGTCCAATCGTAGTACTGGTGTATTCATGTTTGCAAGGCGTTCCATCCTCACGGAGAGGCACCTGACCACTTGGACGACCGTACATGGTCTGTCCTCCACAGTTGTTACAAGGGAGCGTATCAGTCTCCTTGTCATAACCAGCATATACGTCCTTGTAACGTTGTTCGAAGTCGAACAGTCCACGACGCTTTGAGCCATTACACACGGGACAGATCCCGTACCCTTTTTGAAGTTGTATTTGATTTTCCATAGTAGTATTCTATCAAATAGACGATTTATTGTACACCGTTATTTAATAGTTGACTAAAACAGTATACTATTTCATCAGATGAAATTCGACCCCAAAAGGAAGGATTTGAATTCTTGAATACTTTGGTTTTCACCTTGGACTGTAAAATATCCAAGTTCAAGATCTGATTCATTTTCGATGATTCGTAAATCCAAAGTATTCAGATCATCGAAAATAGTAGAAACGTATTCTAAAAGAATTACGAAAGAAAATTTACAATTTGACATTTTTTACTCCGAAAAGTAGATTATATCAAATTGACGATTTATTGTACAGGCTACTCGCGACTCCACACGGCGCCATCATCAACAAATTGATTGGATGTAAGATGCGGTGCATTCATATCGGGTGGAGATACCGGAGCATCACGGTCCTCATCCCAATTCAAACTCCAAGCACGCTCTTGGCCTGCATCAGTGTACAGCATCTTATCACGCATCTTTTGCTTGTACTCATCATCACGTCCTATGTTAGAACACGTCTTCGAACAGAATGTCCCCTTCTTTCGATGCGTTAGACTACACGTTGGACACACTTTCTCTCTATATTGTCCCATAAACCCTCCATAATATAAATATGTATAATCCCGACAATATAGAAAGTGTGTTAAATGCACAAAAGAATCGCTACAGCGGTGCTTTTTGTCATGGTAATATTATGTCTAACTCAAGCAAGTTCATCTTCACCATTATATGGAGGTGATAAACCTAATGTAGCAAAAGAAATTCCTTCTAGAGAGAAAGAAGTAAAACTCAATTACGGTGTTGCTGAATGTGTTAGAACTGTTTGGATTGGTGATATTAATAGGACACTAATTTGTGTCGAGTACCGCTATAAAAAAGAAGTTAAGTAATGGATCCGCTAACGCTATTCGCTCTTGCTAATGGTGCAGTATCTGCGATCAAGGCCGGGTGCAAACTTTATAAAGACATCAAAGGTGCAGCTGGAGATATTAAGGATGTACTCAAAGATCTAGATGCGCAGTTTCATGGTGCATATGCAGCAAAGGGAAAGAAGCCACCACCAGAAGCAGTCAAACAACTGAATGAAGAAAAGGCGAGAGTAAAGGATTTAAACAAGCAAGATTCAGGTGACATTTATTTCGAACTTGGTCAACATCTTGGTGCTTTCTTTGACAATCAAGCAAAATGTATAGCAGTATTTGAAGCAGAAGAAAAAAGATCATATGATTTATATACTGGTGATTCTTCTGTAGGTGCTCGGGCCCTACAAAGAGTACTGATGAAAAAGAAACTCGAACAAATGGAAGTAGAGTTACGTGAGGTAATGATATATCAAAGTCCACCAGAACTTGGCGCTCTATGGACAGAAGTGTTACAGCAGTCTAAAATACTAAACGCAAGACAGGCAATTGCATTAAAGAAACAAATTGAAGCGCAACACAAACAAGATGTTGAACATGCTAATTTTATGAAAAAGGTGTATACAGCAACTTGGTGGGTATGTGGATTTATAGGAATATTATTACTAGCTCTTGTCATGATGGTATTCGTTGCTCATGATAGAATGGAAAAGTATCCTCAGTTGGGTTATGAGTTATTTCCAAAAACTGAGAAACAAAGAAGACAGGAAGCCATGCCTAAAGAATATATTGGAAGATAATATGAAAGCACTAGCATTATTAATACTTGGTTTTTCGCTATCCGTTCAGGCGCAAGTACAAACATTTACATACAACTATCAAGTGATTTGTGGTCCAACGATCCTAATAATAGAATTTCTTTCTAAAACACAAAAAGAAGAATTGACTTGGACAGGATCAGATATTTCAGATGGATCATCATATTCTTTATGGGAAGATAAAGACGGTAACTGGACACTACTAAAAAAAGGTAGAGAAATTGCTTGTATCATAGGTTCTGGTACAAAACCAAAGATTATATAACAATAAAAAAGAAAGACAAAAAGAAATGATCGACCCAATCACAGCACTAGCTGGTATACAATCAGCCGTGGCATTAATTAAAAAGGTGTCAAAAACTGTAGATGATGTTTCTTCACTCGGACCAGTTCTGGGTAAATATTTTGATGCTAAAAGTACTGCTACCAAAGCAGCTGTATCAGCTAAGAACTCTGGTAACAAATCTAGCATGGGCGCTGCAATTCAAATCGAGATGGCATTAGATCAGGCAGTACAGTTTGAGAAAGAACTACAATTATTGTTCATGCAAGCTGGCAAAATTGATGTGTGGAATAAAATAAAGCAGCGTGCTGCTCAGATGGATGCAGATGCTGCCCATGACATAAGAAGAGAAAAAGAAGCTACTGTAAAACGTAAGAGAGAAATTAATGAAGCGATAGAGATGAGTATAGCAGTCTTGTTAATCGTAGTAACAGTCATTGGTCTCGCATGGGGCACTTATGAACTCATTGAATACTGTAAAATGCATGGATGTAGAAATTAAATTGGCTTACTCCGACAAAGTTATTGACCACTACGAGAATCCACGAAATGTTGGTTCTCTAGATAAAAACGATCCAACAGTTGGTACTGGTATGGTTGGTGCACCAGCATGTGGTGATGTAATGAAACTACAAATTAAGGTAGATAGTGATGGTATTATTAGAGATGCTAAGTTCAAGACATATGGTTGTGGTTCAGCAATCGCCAGTTCGTCGTTGGTTACAGAATGGGTTAAAGGGATGCATATTAATGATGCTGTTAACTTACGCAACTCTCAGATTGCCGAAGAACTAGCATTACCTCCAGTTAAGATTCACTGCTCCATACTTGCAGAAGATGCAATTAAAGCAGCAATAAAAGATTATAAACAAAAATGCGAGGAGATAAATTTATGTTAGGTGCAAATTATGTGGATAACGGTATCTCAGCTTATCGTTCAGCAGAAGAAATTAACAGCGCAATGGGTCGTGTCTATGGACATATGAGTCTAGCAGTTATTGTGTCAATGATTGTTAGTTATTTTGTTGGAACCAGTCCAGAATTACTACAATTCTTTTTTACTGGTATTACTAAATGGATTGTGATCTTTGCTCCACTGGCAGCAATTTTTGGAGTTGGCTATGTACTAGGTAACAATCCTAGTAAAAGTGTGGCACAATTTTGTTTGCATGGATTTGCAGCATTGATGGGATTAAGTTTTGCAATGATCTTTGCAGTATTTGCGATGGGATCGATTGTATCATCTTTTATGGGTGCAGCTATATTGTTTGGTGTCATGAGTGGCTATGGCTATTTTACTAAACAAAGTTTAGACTCTATGGGAAAGTTTATGATAGTTGGATTGATTGCCATCTGCATTGCCAGTATCGTTAATATCTTTATTGGCAGCACCGTGATGCAGATGGTTATCAGTGCATTGGCAATCATTATCTTCTTAGGATTAACTGCTTATGATACACAAAAGATTCGTGAAGAACTAAGTGTAGAAACCAGTGATGCAGCAGAAGTAAGTGGTGCCTTGACTTTATACATGGACTTTATAAATTTGTTCTTAAACTTACTACAGTTGTTCGGAGACAGAAAGTGACATGATATCACTAACTGAAAAAGCATATGAGAAAGTTAAATCTCAACTTCAGAAACGTGGCAAGGGAGTTGGCATTCGACTTGGTGTAAGAACTACTGGTTGCAGTGGTCTAGCATATACAATGGAATACGTTGACAAGTATGAGGCTGAAGTTGGTGTGACTAACTACGCTCAAAAAGATTTTGCAGTTCTCGTGGACGCAAAGAGTGATGCTTACCTAAATGGATTAACCATGGATTGGGTACGTAATGGACTCAATGAAGGATTTGATTTTAAAAATCCAAATGAAAGAGACCGCTGTGGTTGCGGAGAAAGTTTCAGAGTATAAATGGCGCATATCGCAGCAAACTTACCAACACAGTAATGTACGAACAATCAGAATGACAAAATGACAAAAACACTATCAGGCTTCTTGGATATTTTTGAAGGTAGACTTAATAAATTAAGACATACTCTAAAAACTGAATTAGAAAAAACTAAATCGGAGAGGTGTAGAACTACAATTAAAACTGCTCTAAAGGATGCTAGGAAATTGAAGAAAGTGGTTCAACAAGGCCGAGAAGAAAATAAACAATCTTGCCCACATTGCGGCGGTAAAATATAAAAAAGTGGAAAAATAAATGTTAACAATAACAGAATCCGCAAAAATAAAAATACTGGATCTTTTTGCAGAAGAAGGTAATCCAGATTTAAAATTAAGAACCTTTGTTCAAGGTGGTGGATGTAGTGGCATGAGTTACGGATTTACATTTGATGAAATAAAAAATGAAGATGATTTTGAAATGGAATTAGGAAATACTGGGTTATTGATTGATGCAATGAGTATGCAATATCTAACAGGCGCAACTGTGGATTACAAAGAAGATATACAGGGCTCGCAGTTTGTTATAACTAATCCAAATGCTCAATCCACTTGTGGTTGTGGAAGTTCGTTTAGTGTATGAAATACCTTGCGCTGTTTATGCGTCATCCAGAATGTTCTACGGATTGCGCTTATGCAATGGTACATGCGTTATCCTCTGAGTACCAGATAAGAATATTCGAAGAGAAGGAGTTGGATGATGATAATTTCTTTGACCATATTGATGTTATTGCTTTTCCTGGCGGGATTGGGGATAGCGACTCATATCCTAATTTCTTCACTCGAACAAGAGCGAATCGAATCGCCAGATTCTTGGATGGTGGTGGTTGCTATCTTGGTATCTGCATGGGTGCTTATTGGGCTGGAAGCAGGTACTTCGATATACTTGATGATGTCAATCCCATTCAATATATAAAGCAACCAAACGCAGAAGTTAAAAGAAGCTACTCAACAGTAGCTTCTGTGACATGGGCAGGTCAACAAGAGAAAATGTTTTTCTATGATGGCTGCACTTTCGAATGTGATGCAACAAAGTTTAAAACAATTGCAACATATTTAAATGGTGATCCTATGGCTATCATACAAAATAGGATAGGTTTGATAGGATGTCATCCTGAAAGTGAAGAGTATTGGTACAAAGATCACGTATACATAGATAAACACTGGCACCGTGGAACACATCATCAATTGCTATTGAATTTTGTCAATACTTTGGTGCAACAATGAAAGAAAACAAGGATTAATATGTATCAGTATAAAGCAAAAATATTAAAAGTACTAGATGGCGACACCGTTGAAATTGATTTAGATCTTGGCTTTAACATCGTTCTTGCAAATCAGAAAGTTCGTTTAGCAGGAGTCGATACACCTGAATCACGCACAACAAATCTCGAAGAAAAACCAAGAGGTCTCCTATCAAAGAAAAAGCTTCAGGAAAAATTGCCAGTAGGAACATGGGCTATTATCGAAACGCTTAAGTCTGATAATAACGACGATAAGTTCGGGCGTATCTTAGGAGTGTTCATTGCCGCTGATGGAACTCGCGTCAATCAATGGCTGATTGATAACAACTACGCAGTAGGGTACTTGGGCGAGAACAAAGAGCTTGTTCAAGAAGCTCATCAGAAGAACAAACAGATACTCATACAGCGCGGTGAGTTGAAATAAAAAGGAATTATGATAGAATTACTATACACCCTGATTGTAACTCACATCACTATCATATGTGTAACAGTCTATCTACATCGTGGTCAAGCTCACCGCGCTTTGGAGTTTCATCCAATATTAGGACACTTCATGCGCGGTTGGCTTTGGTTAACAACTGGAATGGTAACTAAACAATGGGTTGCCATACATCGTAAACATCATCGTTATAGCGATATCGAAAACGATCCTCATAGTCCTCATGTCTTTGGAATATATAATGTATTGTTTAAAGGTGCTTATCTCTATCATGAAGCATCAAAGGACAAAGATATGGTTAACACATACGGCGTTGGTACTCCTACTGATTGGATGGAGCACAACGTATACAGCGCTCACTCTCGACTTGGCATTGGCGTTCTCCTTCTGCTCAATACGTTAGTGTTCGGATGGTGGGGAATTCTTATATGGGCAGTTCAAATGATATGGATTCCATTCTGGGCAGCTGGCGTGATTAATGGAGTAGGGCATTGGATAGGATATAGAAATGGACATACGAAAGATCATAGTCGCAACATTAGTCCTTGGGGTATTGTTATTGGTGGCGAGGAGTTGCATAACAACCACCACATGGACCCAGCGAGTGCCAAGCTCAGTAAAAATTGGTGGGAGTTTGATGTAGGTTGGATGTGGATTAAGATATTCGAATCACTACGATTAGTGAAGGTGAAATAAAAAAGGACCCGTGAGGGTCCTTTGTGATATCTGGGTCTGTGCGTTAGATATCGTAACGTTCTACCATCAATGCTTTTAACATGATAGCTTCTGGAGTAAACTCTTCAGTGTTACCCGAAAGTACTGCATTCAAGATTGAAGGTGAGAATCCAGAAATTAGTGCAGTTCCACTCTTATCGAATTTTACTGGCACATTGCCTTTTGCGTTCAAGTTCCAGAATACAACCTTTGGAAGGTCGTACCCTGCTGCTTGGTACTTATGTTCAATCATCTGCATTGCAGAGTGATCAAATTTAGCACAAGCATCGAACTGCATGTCGGACATAATCAAAAGCATCTCTGGCATTTCTTCTTGAGGAACGCCACCTTTAACTGCAGTGCTAAGGATTTTATCGAAAGCTTTATTCAAGTTGGTATTCATTCCCCAGTCAGACTTAATCATTTGTTGAGCCTTCTGAACTACGTTACCTTTTAGGTTCAATAGTTGTGGATCGGCCGAGAATGTCAAGAACGTATCCTTGAACACACCTTTGTTCTTGTCGGCAACATACAATCCCAAAGAGACTGCAACGTCTAAACAAGAAATAGATGAACCAGAACCAAAGCCACCAACTGGACATGTCATAGATCCAGACACATCAACTAATGCAAGAATGTTTGCATCCCCAACATAGTTAGGTAGTGCTTCCCATTGCTTAACGACTACGTCTAGTTCATCCTTGGTGAATGAAACAGAATTGAAGTGATTGGTTACACCTTTCAATACGTCGTATGGATATACGGCCCCGGCATTAACCTTAACTGTTGGATCAGTTCCCTTCACCAAAGCTTTTACGTATTCGCCATACTTTGGAGTGTTACGCCCAAAAGCTTTCTTATAACGAGCATGAGCTACTGAAGGTACGTGTGAGAAGTTAATGTCATCCCATTCTTTAGCGCACATCTGAGATTCCACAACCTTAGTCAATTCAACCAAGGACTTACGATAGAACTTTGGAGACATACCAAAGAATGTGCGGATCTCTGCTGCTAGAGGTCCTTGACGAGGAGTCCACTTAGCGGCCAAACCATTACGTTGGCGCAGTGCTTCGCCCAACATAGTAAAAGCTTGGGCTTTCAATTCTTTGTTTTTAAAGACAAAGATATCGTCCCAACGTCCTAGTTCTGGAACCTTTGGTAGTAGCTTAGCTGCAAGGTCAGGACGATGAGTGTCAAGGTAACCTAAGATGTCGCGGAAGATCTTACGTTCTCCAGCTCCACCGCGCACATCACGAACCCATTGAGTGATACGCAACGCGATATCTTCATTCTCAACAAGAGCTGCGACGAATGCTTTCGTCACATCTTTACCACGTGATGCTCCTATTTCGAAGAATAGGTCTACACACTTATTAGCTGTAGACTTACGAGCCTTCATACCATTTTCAGTACGAGCTTCTTGATTCTTAACTGCTTCTACGAATGTTGACATAATGAACTCCTTTTCAAATCAACAGGTTGCTTATTTTTCAATTACAAGTTGAATTTTTAATTTGCTGGACGCAACCTAAAATAAACAGAATAGTTTTCTACTTTTTAATTTTCTAGTATCGAAACTAGCCGGAAAGAACTCGAAACTTACCGGAGATTACCGAAGCAATCATCCTAAGGATGCGCTTGGAAGCGCAAGTTTTAAATTGCTGAACCTATTCTAAATTTAACGGGATGATCGGGTTAGTCGTATATGGTTCTTAAACCTCGGTGCTCCTTGCGGTAAACCCCACCGTAATCAGATAGACTACTATCATATTTCTGTCTTTCCAGAGTCAAATTTAGTTCAGGTTTATTCCCTAGTCGCGTAATTACACATTGCTGTGGTCCTCCTGATAGCGACACTTCTAGTACTTTATAGTTTTTGAAGTGCTGTAATCATCCCAAGTTTTTTTTATTATATATCACTCACGATTATTTGTAAATCAAATGAGTCTATATTTCTGGTACCTTGTGACGGTTTCGAACCGCCGACATCCCACTTGTAAGGAGGGCGCTCTACCACTGAGCTAACAAGGCATAATCTTGGGCAGACGTTACGGACTTGAACCGTTCCTACGAGTTTCACAGACTCGTGTGCTAACCACTACACTAAACGCTGCATATACCATATAGAAACACACTACCTCTCTTTGTCGTCGGAGCCCGCGGCGAGAATTGCTCCTTAGCAATGTGTTTTTATATGGTAGAGGTACAGGGAATCGAACCCTGATTAATAGGTTAAAAGCCTACTACTTTAGCCGTTAAGTTATACCTCCATTGGTATTTGTTTTTGTGCTTTACGTAATGCCTTATTAGACTTACGATGAACACCTGCTTTACGGAAAAGTGCAAGTCGAACGAAGCAGTTACGTTCGCGCACGATTGTCTTTCGTTTATTCATCTTCATTCTCCTTGTTAATAATTAGTGGAGCGGGGTAGGAGAATCGAACTCCTCGCTTTAGCTTGGAAGGCTAAGGTATTACCACTATACGAACCCCGCATTATACTTTAATTGTACTCCATTGACGGAGTTTTTCTCGTTTTGCTTCACGAGCTTTTTCTATCCAAAGAGCACCAATAATATCGTGCTCAATAAGTAAGTCGATCATACACAGAAGATCACCAACTTCTTCCTCAAGATGTTCGCGGTTAGTAACGCTGTTGTATTCAGCATCCATACCAAACCTAAACACTTTACTGATAGCTTGGATAACTTCAGCGCATTCCTCTTGAGCTATCAAGAGAATTTCCTGTCCATTGTCATTTGTGTTTTTCATATTGTAATTATACCACAAACACGAATTAATGTACACCGTTATTTGGAGCGGGCGATCGGGTTCGAACCGACGACATTTACCTTGGCAAGGTAATGCTCTACCAACTGAGCTACGCCCGCATTATTTGGCATCCCTCCAGAGACTCGAACTCCGACTAATGGTTTTGGAGACCATCGTGCTGCCATTACACCAGAGAGACATTTGGTACCCGAAGCCGGACTCGAACCAGCACGCACTAGGCGGGAGATTTTAAGTCTCCTGTGTCTACCATTCCACCATTCGGGCTTATTTCTTAACTAACGGATTCTCGGAATCTAGCGCATCTTCATTCTTAAATACAACCTTGGCGCTACCAAGAGTCCCAGGCATATCTAAAATGCAATCTTCAGTAGATAACACATCTTGATATTCATTCTTAGCTGTGCCTGTATTATCTTCATCAAGATTATCACGCCTAAAGATAGCGTCCCAACGAGTATTATACTCTTCTTGACTTACGCTAAATGGACGTGGATTTGATCCTTTACCTCCGGGATTTCCCGTCATATCAAATGTTGCTGTCATATGAACTCCTATCGACCTTGTCCTCGATATCTTTTTGTGCGTTTACGCGTTTTGTTAAGAGTACTAGTCTTACTTCCGTTTTGACAAGTTTTCTTAACAATTTTTCTACGTGAACTCGTGCCTTTACTCATAATTATCTCCTTTGGTGCTGATGGCGGGACTCGAACCCACGACCTCTTCCTTACCAAGGAAGTACACTACCACTGTGTTACATCAGCAAATTATAAAATGGTCGGAGTACAAGGATTCGAACCTTGGACCCCCTGGTCCCAAACCAGGTGCGCTACCAGACTGCGCTACACTCCGTAAAACTATATATGGTAGTTGAGGTGGGACTCGAACCCACGATAGTCACCGTATGAAGGTGGTGCATTAGCCACTATGCTACTCAACCATAAACTTGGTGCCGGATGTCTGGTTCGAACAGACGACCTATCGCTTACAAGGCGATTGCACTACCACTGTGCTAATCCGGCAAGTGCTTCCTGTGTGTCGTGGTAATTATAGCACATCAAACATATTGGCTTACGACCAATACATCATCACGCATGCCCTCCACCCACTTGTCACACACAGGACTGTCGTATTGCCAACGCTGGTTAGGTCGACCCCATGATTTTACTCATGTCCTCTAATCTAATAGAGAAGAACCATCCTACTGAGGACAACTCAGTTTCATTTCGTGCGGATCACACTAGCAGTTGTGAGACTGCATGTTTGGTTGCGATGGCTGGATTCGAACCAGCGATTCTTGGCTTATGAGACCAAGCGGATGACCACTTCCATACACCGCGATATATTGGTGGAGGTGACAGGACTCGAACCCGCTACCTACTGCTTGCAAAGCAGCCGCTCTCCCAGCTGAGCTACACCCCCAAAAAACTTGGCGCGTCCTGAAGGAATCGAACCTCCATCCCAAAGTTCGTAGCCTTGTATATTATCCATTATACGAAGGACGCATTATTCAACAGAATCGTTTTGCTTTTTTTCCATAAAAAGTTTTTTATTGCTGAACCGATTCTAAAACTGGCTCCCCAGCGTGGGATCGAACCACGGACACCTTGATTAACAGTCAAGTGCAACTACCGCTGTGCTACTGGGGAATAAATATTTTCATGATAGACGTCAACACCGCAATTGCTCGCTTGTACAAATTTTCACAAAGAAAATACGTACAGCGTGCGTCTTACACTAACTCTAAAGAATTCAAACTTGATGAACTTCTAAGTAAACCTAAGCCTGAATTCAAACCAATCGTGGTGGGTGTTGATGGTAACGCTCCACGAACCTGACTTCCCATCTCTTTAGGTAACGGTTTTACAGACCGCCGACGGGGGCAACACCCTAAACTTGGTACCCTTGGACAATTTCGAAATGTCGACCTAACGCTTATCAAGCGTTTGCTCTTCCTCTGAGCTACAAGGGCATAATAAACTTGGTACCGACGGTCGGACTCGAACCAACCACACGCAAATTTTCAGTCTGCTGCTCTACCTGATGAGCTACGTCGGCATAATAAACTTGGTAGAAGCGGTGAGATTCGAACTCACGGACCCTCTTCAGGATCGCTAGTTTTCAAGACTAGTGCAATAAACCGGACTCTGCCACGCTTCCATATTAATTTCCTCAGCAACATTGAATTTGTAAGTCGTGTCACCATAGTTATTGACACCATTCACCTGTTTTTACAAGGTCGACCAGGACTCGGTACGCTACTTGGGATCCATCCAGTCAGTCACCATTACAGACCTCTGCAGTTTCCCGCAGAGTGGGAGTTGAACCCATTGACCTTTTACTACACAGCACCTTCGAAGAATACTGAGCGTAGCGTGACTTCACTTGCTAGCACTTACAAAACTTGGTACCCCAGAGGAGACTCGAACTCCTAAAATTTGGTTTCTAAGACCAACACGTATACCAATTCCGTCACCGGGGCAATAAACTATGGCGGTGCCAAGGGGTAACGATCCCCTTCTTCGAGCGTGACAAGCTCGTGTGCGTCCATGAACACTTTGGCACCAAATTAGGATAAGCTACTGGGTTCCACGCCAGCCCTTAATTGAGCAGTTACTCTGTCCATCCCTCTTTATTCAAAGTCTGTGTGCAGTTGAGAATCTGCCTATCAGAGCCTGAGGATGCGATCCTCGCTAACGGTTTTCTGCCACCGGATCTCTATCGCTAATCAAACGCTATTTTAACGAAAATAGTAACGAGATTCTACCATAAAGAAACACACTGGCAAATCCCTTCCTGAGACTATTGCGTTTGCTCCGCTCACTCTTGTTTTCTCGGATTCCTTGGGCTTGAGATTAAACTCAGGAATGCATAGGGTTCCAGCCTATGACTAACATCCGCCCTCACCGGTACTGGGCAATGTGTTTCTTTATGGTACACGGTACGGGAATCGAACCCGTCTTACATACGTGAAAGGCATGTGTCCTAACCGATAGACGAACCGTGCATGGTGGTGGTTTTTAGAGAACCACCAAACTCAATGGCTGACCTTTGGTCATTTAATGTTTCCTGCTCGGCGTTTTGACGTGCATCCTTTTCAGGCTGACCTTCAAGGTCCATTTAATGCGTCCTGCGTTGCGTTTTGAAACAACCTTTACTTGCCTCATGCTCCGTATTTACCGTAGACTTAGAGAGGACTTTTAGAATTTTTAAAGAACGTTTGCTTTATCAGCAGTAGATAGAGATTATACACCATCTACGATTTATTGTACACCGTTATTTTTAAACTCTTTCAACGGTTCCTAAAACACCACGCGTACCGCGCGTGTATTTAGACACAGTTTGAGCCCATACAGTGTACCTAGATTTGTCAAGAGGAAAAGTCTCTTGACCTTTCTTTGGTCCACGATAAGCGCACTGAGTAAACTTAACGCCATCAATAACGATTACAGTGTCTTTAGATTTCCTAGCCATTTAAGTTCCTTTGTTTGACTTGATATAGCTATTCTATCAAATTGACGATTTATTGTACACCGTTATTTAATAGTTGACTAAAACAGTCAACTTAAACCTTTAGTATTCAAAATGCATCAGGTGATCTTGAAGGGCATCGAGCTAGGGTAATCCCTATCGAGCCATCGAACGTTCATTCTGGTGCATTTTGTACACATAAGTTGTTGATTTATAAGGGCTAAAAATAGCTCTTTTATCACTTTGGAGCAACGGGTGAGATTTGAACTCACGGTTTTACGGATTTGCAATCCATTGCGTTGGGCCTCTCCGCCACCGTTGCATTAATTCCATACACGAGAGTGTTTTGGCACTCCTGACTTTAGGTACTCCATCTGATCAGCCAGAATGTGTCGATTCTGAAGGATCATGTTTTCGTAATGATTAGGTGCGTATGGAACATATAGAAGTTCAAGCCCGCACTGATGAAGTAACTTGGCTCCTTTATGAGTGTTACACTTTACGCATGCAGTCACTACGTTAGACCATACGTTTTCACCACCTTTTGAAACTGGAACAATGTGATCCCGTGACAGGTTGTTGTTGGTAAAGAGCCCACCACAGTAAGCACATATATGCTTGTCGCGCGAGAATAAAGTTTTATTTGTTAGGATAACACTGCCAGCACGTTCGATTGCAAATCCTTTACCACGTACAGCAATGATCGATGGAGTTTCTATAACGGACATACGTCCATCATTCTGAGTTCCTCCACGGAACGTTGCTACTACGTCACCAAGAGTCCACACTACCATATCCTTAGCGAAGTATGATACTGCGTCTTCATAGTTGATCCACTTGCGTGGTAGTCCAGATACGTCTAATGCTAATACATGTGACATGATTACTCCTTACAACTTTCTTCCTTAATTATATAGGTGGTGGGCCCTACGTGACTCGAACACGTAACCAACGGATTATGAGTCCGCTGCTCTAACCATTGAGCTAAAGGCCCATTTTGGCGGAGTGACTGGGACTCGAACCCAGAAGCCTGCTTTCGCAAACCGACGGATTAGCAATCCGCTCTAATACCATTATAGGACCACTCCAAAATCTTGGTCTGGGTAGCAGGATTCGAACCTGCAGCCTCGAAGTTCCAAACCTCGCCGTCTACCTGATTGACAATATACCCAGATGAAACCATATCGAAACACACTTCGGATACTGTACTAAACAGGAACTATCCACCACGGCCAGGCCGCTGAAATGCATTTCAATATGGCACCGGAACTAGGGTTCGAACCTAGGACGACAGAGTCAAAGTCTGTTGTGTTACCACTACACTATTCCGGATCAATTATAAAGAATACGAATTTTTAAAGAACGTTGTCAATCTTTTTGATTGACTGTAGATGTATTATACACCATCTACGATTTATTGTACACCACTAAACATAAAAGGCCCTAGTTTTTTTACTAGGGCCTTTGGTTAGATTAACTTGCTTCTATCTTACCTTAGACCCTTACGCTCCACTCTGGTGAAAATGTGCGTGCAATTGCCTGATCATTTAGACCATTAAATTTTACGCTATAAGATATGTGACAGAGATGCATGATTACCTATTAAGTTAGGGTGTTTAATTTATTTATACGCTTGAACTGGCTAATGATGAAAATAGTTCATCATGGTAGTCGATTTCATCGCTTTTTTCGCCCCGCCAAAACACAATAGACGTATCATCATGATCTGTGACTTTGTATTGAGCGATGTCAAAATTAAATGATTTGCAATGAGAGATTACAGTTTCAATCGATCCTTCAAGGGATTTGGAATACCCCATCTCTTTGTCATTCTTAAAAATTTTGTACATTCGAATTTTCATTTGATAACCTTTGATGAATCTGCTTTGTCTTTATCTTCACGTACTTCGATAAACACTGGCAGAAAAAGCGATTCCTCACCTTGCTTGTTTTTAATACGTGCGTTATACTTTACACTTATAATTTTATCAACAATTGATTGAGTTGTAAAATTAATTCTATCTAAATCTTTGAAGCCTGAGCCTACGTCTACTTTAATTACACCATCGTCTGATTCACAAATGAGTGCACCAAGCATTCCTTCGTATTTCCCAGTGCCAGGTTGAATGCCAACTACTTTTAGTTCGCACTCAAGTTCTCCTTTGAACTTAATCTGATGCTTAGCGCGTTTGTCTTCCCATACACCAAGCATATTCTTAAGGATGATACCCTCAAGACCTAGATCATAATACTCTTGAAACTTCTTGTTAGCTTCATCTATGTCATTGACGATATCATAGGACACTAGCCAGATTTTCTTTTCATGTAAACGAGCATCAAATATGTTCAGCAACGCTTGCAATGAAGCAAAGCGAGTTGAATATTGGATGTTATATACACCAGTCTTCCAGTGATCATAAGGTATAACATCCCATATCGTAGCATGCACCATTGCTGCTTCTTCTTTAGAGATAGTGCCCTTGTTAGCCTTATTCAATATGCCATTGCCGGTTTGACGATCTGTGAACTGATGATCTCCTGGAAGCATCACCGTTAATTCGCCATCAAATACACAATCGTTTCCAGCCGAAAGCTTAATGAACTCTTGGCCAAGATTTCCAAGCAATTGGATTTCCTTGCCATTACGACTACGAAACTCGACAGAACTATCAATAGCAGTGTGTCTTACAATAGCATTGAATCGCATACCATCCATCTTAAGCTGAGCCATTGCTGGCCAAGACATCTTATCTACAAGTTTTTGATCATAGCCACTTGCAAGCATGCAAGGATACTCGTGAATGAGATTAGGCCAGATTTTGTTTGCCGTAGATTCTGATGCTCCGCACTTAAGATCTTTTTTGATGATACGTTCTAGAACTTGTGCATCACTTGCTTTCAATGCCATAAGCATAGTTTGCAAGTGATAAATTGCAGCATTACCAGTTGCATGGCGTGAGGTCAATGTCTCCAAACCTGGAAGCATGCTTTCAAGTGATGCTGCATGAGGAGTATCATTGCATTCGTATTCTGGAATCTTACGCTGATAGAACTGAGTGAATGGATCGTAAGCGAGAAAGAATACTCGCTTCAGTAGTTCATTATCCTTTTCACGCTTAAGGATAGCTTCCTTCTCAAGACGAGAAGAAGTAGACTCAAGTTCGCTTAGGATAGACAGAATCATATGCGTTCCTTAATAGAATTCACGCCAAAAAACATTAGAGCAAGACCAAGTGCAGCGATGGCAAGAGCACCAAGTAAGGGAAATGTAGGATCGTGATCTAGAGATCCTACAGCGCCATAAACAAGAAAAAGTCCTAGTATTGTACGAATCATAATGTCCTCTAAATCTGATAGTAAAATTATATCAAATTGATGAATATTTGTACAGGGCTATTGATTATTCTTTGTGAATTTGTTTATCACTTCTCGTGCTTCTTCAAAACCGCTATGATCTAAAACTATCCTATCCAACGCGAATTCAACTTCTTCAACAAGCCATTCAATGTATTCGATTTCGTCGTCGGGTAGATTTGCCAGCCAGTGAGCGAGTTCTGCTTGCTCCATCGAGAGAATAACCTTAAGATTTTTTTGGTGTTGTGTCCTCATTCTTTTTGACCTGTACTGGAATGAAGCCATGTTCGGCTGCTAACTTAGCAGTGACATTCTTATATAGTTTATTTAGCTTTTGATCTTTTACAGCAAGAAGAACTTTCGCTTCAGACGGATGAACACTCTCAAGCAATTGAAGGAAGAGCTGTTCTCGTCGGAGCTTGGGAAGTTGACGTGCTTTCGTAAAGACATATAGTTTACGCATTTCTTGCGTAAAGTTTGTAGGAGTCATTCCAATAGGCGCTGCATCAGGCTTAAATGGAGGATCTCCTTCGGGTAGATCAAATTTTTGTTCAGGAATGAAAGCGTATTGGAAGAGAAACTTTAGCCCAACATCTTCACGATATTTTGCTAGTGTTGTCGGTTCCTTATTAACTTCCTCTAGGATTTCAGTAATATACTTTCGCATTTAAAAGTCCTCTAATTCGTCAAGCAGCAATCTGCATTTGTTCTTAATAAGATAATTCATAATAGAATTCTTGTCACCTTTGGGCTGTTCCTCAAAGCTAGTCATTACTGCTGCCTTTACATCATCAGGGATATACGTAAAATCCACTAGTGTGATGTTGCGGCGCCAGTTATGGCGTTCTTCATCAGTCTTACAACCAATAAAACCATTTTCAAAGAATTCATTAAGACGCTTAGAGCTCACTGGCTTTTGACGTTCGCCTTTCATAAAGACATCGCCATTAGACAAAATGTTAGGAATGCCATCACCAGCGTCACCTTTAACGATGTGCTCGATAAGCCATTCCTTTAGCTCCTTCTTATTTACTACGATTTGCTTCTTAAGCATAGGGCTAAACTGCTTAACATTATCATATTCATGAAGCTGTTTAAAGTCTTTATCTGACGAGATGATCATTACAGGCTCGTGCTTGCCGAACTCTTGAGTCGATCCAGCAAGCACCGCAATAACGTCATCGGCTTCGCAGCGATCGACATTAAGAACTCTATAAGGAAAGTGTTCTTTCAAATCATTACGGATTTCGGACAGCGTATCAAAAATGACATTCCAATCGAGGTCAGATTCTTCACGAGCTTTCTTGCGCATCCCCTTGTAGTTGGGAAAGTATTCCTTACGCCAATAGTTACGGCTATCACATGCGATAACCATTTCGCCAAATTCTTTGCCATACTTTTTCTTGTACGACTTGATTGATGAGAGCGCAACGTGTCGGATAAGATCTTTCTTATCGCCTGGAGCATCCTTGCGAAGGTCTTTGCTGAATGCAAGAATTGCTGCGACACACACCTGCGAATAATCTAGAAGAATCATTTATTGCCATCCAATTTGTACAAGAATTTCACGATAACACTGGCAACCAAAATCATATTGACTGCGGCGTTCATAGATTGGTTGCGGTGCTCTAGGTAGATTATATACTGAAGGTGAATTATTGTACACCGGCGGCAGGCTATATACTGGAGGATTTACGATAACCTGTCGTGGCGCCTGAGCTTGATTTTGCTGATTAGCAATAATCCAACCAAGACCTAAACCAAGCAGAGCGCCTTGTTCGCGATCGCCCCAAGCAAAAGCCGGAGTTGCAGCGACTAAAGCAAGTGAAAGAATAAGTTTTTTCATTTGTGTTCCTTTATTTGATTTGATAGGTTAATTGTATCACACATTTGATTTATTGTACACCGTATACTTTAGTATACAGCTAGTTTTAGTCAACTATTAAAATACTCGAAGAATGATGCAATCCTCGTTAATCCTACCATTGATCGCTGATTCCTTAGTCTTCAAGTTCTTAAACTCATTTGCTAGGTTTCGCTTAGTCATATCAACATAAGCTGTAACCATCTCAGGTTTACGCATAGTCTTAGAGCCTGATGTAGCAACTTCATAATTGAGAATGGTTGTACCCTTGATCGATAACTTTCCATCACCAACTGCACGATACACTTGCAGTTTCTTATATTTAGTATTGTAAAGCCAAGTTTCGCTAGATCCTACGATATTGACAGGAGGAACAGACTTGAGCTTAAGTTCGGCAAATTCCTTGAGGAACTTTACCTTTGCTGCTAGCACCGATGCAGGTTTTTCCTTACGAGCTCGAGGTTTGCGTGCGGCCTTAGCAGCAACCTTTTGTTGAGCACATGCATCAGAGATAGCTTTAACGATTGCAATTAGTTTCTTTACTTTTACCTTCTTAAGGTTAGAGTAACCCTCAATTAGTTGTTTATCTTCACCTTCGAGAAGTTCTTCTAGTTCGTTAAGAGTTTTTGTAAATGCAGTTGGAATGTGCTTAGACACTGCAGCACTAACATCATTAGATTTCAAGTAAGCTTCGAAGTCTGGCACAGTATCGTTTAAGATAAACTCGTCAATCAATCCATTGAATTCGCCAATGTGTTCACTTGCAGATTCTTTGATACGATCTTGAACAGACACTAGAACCTTCTGAGGTTTTTCCTGAGGTTCACCTTTTAGTTGTGAATAAGCTCTACCCTCAGTGGAAAGACGTGCCATTTCTTCGAGACGCACTGTGATAAATTCTTCGTCTTTAGTTTGCAAAGGCTGACCGCGCTGTTTCAAGCGAATGACAGTGCCTACAGAACGGAATTCGTAGTCTGACAAGTTTTCGTACTTTGCAGCATTTGCTTTGCCAACGTATGACAACACCCACTTGCGTTTGTCTTTGTTGTCGAACGCAGAGTTGTAATAGTTTAAAGCACGCATCAATGATGCGGTGTAATCAAGAGGATTAAGTGTTGGCTCGGTACTTCCCTTACCAGTCCCAAAGACTTGTTCCATCTGTACAGCCGTTTCACGGCGCTTTTGAGCTCGCTTTTCGCCAGCTGTGAGCTTTGGTTCTTTGACAATAGCCATGTATTTCTCCAGTTTATGGGATAATTATATCAAATAGACGAATATTTGTACAGGGCTATTTTTGTAATACTTAAGTACTACCATCTACGATAGTAGTGTAAAGTGCCTCGAACTCTTCGTGATCAGCCTGTTCGACGTGGAAGTTTTGTTTGTAGTAAACCTTCGCCATCTTATTCAAAGTGCGTTTAGGAAGCTTGAACTCATCGCTCATTTCCTTGATCGTTTCTTTGATAAGATCACGTTCGGCTGCAATGCGTGTCATTGAATCAGATACTTCACTAAGTAATTTCTTGATTTTTTGACGATCTGAAGGGGATGAAATTTGTGTCATGATTTAAAGCTCACTTTGCTTTCAAAAATAAGTCGTACTAGGACAATTGCTGCCCATGTTTCAAGAGTGTATGGAATATTTAGAACAGGAAATAGTATGTTCAAACCCCAGATAATTGCGAATGGACCAAGTACTACAACAAGTATTGCTAGCACTACTGCACTTCCAATAATTGTATTCTTTGCATTAGAATTCATATTCAATCCTTACAACATTTTCAGGGATAAAAGAACGCCACTCATTCTTATCAAGATCGAATGCTGCGATAGACTTAGTGCTTTCGCTTTCGCCTTTAGGATGAAATTCTTCAGGAATAAGTTCAGTGTTGCGAGTACACCTCATTGTACGAGAAGTTCCATCTTTCTTCGTGAAGTGTACTGTGGTGGGGTTACTGTCAGATAGAAGTCTCTTAAGCCAAGATGCGAATTCTGGATCTTTAAGAAATTCTTTTGTGTCTTCAGTTGACATAATGTTTATCCAGTCGGTGCCGGAATTAGATGTGATCACGTGTTACCTCATTAATATAGTTGACAAATTGTGTAAGTTGATCCTTGGTTAGGAACATCTCGTTTTTTGAAGAGTTAAACCCTTTTGTTTCTTCCAAAAAGATTTTCTCAAGAATGAACTGAAACGTATCATCGTTTACTTTAATAACATCAACTCTCATTCTATAGAAATCATTAAAGTCAATGATCATGTGAACTCCCTTACGACATTCACTTTGATGATTTGTTGATCGCCGGCATATGCTTTTGCTGAGGACTCCTTAGGGAAGACCTTAACAACTACATGCGACATATCATTTTCAAATTCAGAGAGAATCATGTATCCCTTCTGAAGACCTTTTGTCAAGGATACTGAAACCTCATCGGTGGCTGTAAATTTAGCTTTTAGCAACGCTGGTACCTGCCTTTCTATCATAATAAAATAACTCCAATTAGTTAATGATATAATTTTATATAAAATACGAATATTTGTACACCGAAATATTCTAAAGTATTCTAACTCCTATGCCAGTTATAGTATCTTCTTTAAAGATTTCTACAAAGTCTTTCGCCGTTATAGGAGAAGTAGTCTTTATCTTGTGAGATTCTCCACTTGGTTGTGGCATTTTAGCTGGCGCTTCTTGAACTTCTATTGGATCTTTTTTATTATATGAAAGTGTTTGATTTACAGCAACGAACATCAATACGGCAAGTGGATCAAATACAAACACTATAAGAAGAATCATAAGCCTGACGGCTTTTTCTAATATTGCGGCGTCAGGGTTATCTTCATATATTAACGCTGCGATGTATTTGATCGGACCGACTTCGGCTTCGACTTTACGGAGTTCGACTGCAATTGGGGCTTTCTCGTCGTTAAGGGCTGCGATGGCTTTTTGGGCTGTGGCGATCTCTTCGACGATACGGGTTCTCTCACGGGCTTGACCTCTTCTAATTGAGGCTGAACGATCGGCTCCTGCTTCACTGGTACTTCGATCGAGGGCCGCGTTAACTTGTGAATCCAGTTGAGAAATTGTCTTACGAGCTGCATTTATGTTCTCCTTTTGAATATTGATTTTTTCATCGATGATTGCAACCTTTGCGACAACATCACCACTTATTACACCTTGATCTAAATGTGCTTTAGACAAGAAACCAAATATACCCATGCTCGTTAATAGCATGAGAATTGCGATCGCACTTACGAAGTAAGTTTTTAGTAATATCGTAGTGCGATACCAATTTTGATACAGCCATGACGTGACTACAATCTTAGATAGACCTAGTACTCCGCCCATGATCGCGATTGAATAAGGTGCGCCTGAGAAGATTGCCATCAATCCCATGATGGCATAATACTCTGCAATTGCTGAGAGTGATAGCGCGCTAAAGAATAGTAGATATGTCATAACTTTACGTGTGTCCTGTGTATTTTGCATTGTATGATGCCATTATACCACAAATCTGGAAATTCTAGCACTCTGCGTGAAAATTGCTCACGTGCTTCCAGATATGACATAGTGCCTTTATTAGCACACAAGTATAGAATCTCTCGAGTGAAGTTCTCTTCACCAAGATTAACGACGTCATTCTTCAGTTGTTCTGAAGATGACCAATATGTTTGCCAATCGGAAAGAGCTTTTTCTTTTTTCTTTTTGCCCTTAACTGTTCTAGTCTTGGAGAACCAAAAAAGTTTCTTTCCAATGTACTGTCTATTATTTAGTTTATTAGTGATTAGATAAACATAGCCTATGTTTTTGTCTATATCACTTTCAATAAATTCTTTATTTTGATAGATCCACATTTATACCATTACTAATTCCTGTAATAGTATATTTATAATCAGATCCTGCAACAAAGTTATAGGTGCCTTCAGAAGGCGTACTACCACAAGTTACTGTGAATGGCGGCTCCCAGTATGGCTTTGTTGTAACTGGCGAATACTCTTTGATCTTATAGTAGTCTGGTCTTAGATCAGGCCACGGAGCTGGAGTTTTATCTTCTTGATTCTGTGTATCAGAAACGCCAGTTTTAATTTCTTCGTATGTTCCATCGTCATAGTAGATTGTTACCTTATTGATCTTCTTCGACATCTTCGTACTCCTCTTCTTCAAAAATATCACTTCCACAGAAAGGGCAATACGCTACATCAGATGTTCTGAATTGATCATCAGCTTTAAACGTAATCTTACCGTGGGCTCCACAATTATCGCAATCAAAGTGTTTTAGTGCCATTATGCTGCTTTCCCCCAAACGTCATTCCATGATCCCCCTAGAGCTCCTTTAGCGTAATCAGTTACGCGGTTCTCAAAGAAGTTACCATGAATTGGTGCATTAATCATTTCCTCTACCCAAGGTAGAGGATTCTTTTTCACTTTGAAGATACCCTTCATTCCAAGACTGATTAGACGACGATCAGCAATATAACGAATATAGTGCTTAACATCTTCCTTTGTCAGATCTTGCATAGGACCCATAGCAAATGCTAGATCAATGAAATTATCTTCTAGTTCGACCATCTTCTCAGCAATAGTATATATCTTGCCTTTCAACGAGTCATTCCAGATCTCTGGATTCTCCTTGATATACTCTTTAAAGAGTTTAATCATAGATTCAGTGTGTTGAGTTTCATCTACAATAGACCAAGTTACGATCTGGCCCATGCCTTTCATCTTACCATGACGAGGGAAGTTTAATAGCATAATGAATGAACTGAACAGTTGCATACCTTCAGTAAATGCTGAGAATACTGCGATATGTGTTGCAGTAGATTCTACAGTTGTATTTTTAGAAGAGATGTCCATGATGTAATCATGTTTGTCTTTCATTTCCTGATACGCAAGGAATTCGTTGTATGTAGTATCAGGTAAGCCAAGTGTTTCAATGAGGTGAGAGTATGCTGCAATGTGAAGTGCTTCACGTGCTGCAAATCCTAATAGCATCATTCTTACTTCAGGCTGAGGGAAGTAAGGTAGATAATTACGTACATAACCACCAGCTACGTCGATGTCACCTTGTGTAAAGAAGCGGAAGATGTGTGTAAGAAACTTCTTTTCTTCGCTAGTTAGTTTCTTTTTCCAGTCTTTAACATCTTCTGCCATTGGAACTTCAGTGTGAAGCCAATGACTTTGTTCATGCTTTAACCATGCATCATATGCCCACGGATAGTTAAATGGTTTGAACGTATTACGTTCTGATAATAGATTACTTTTTTCTTTAGCCATTTATAATCTCTCTTGATTGTTTTTGAGCGTCATTCATAATCTCTCTTAATTCTTTTCGTGTGCCATTTATAAACTCCCTCAATTGTTCTTGTGTTAAAGATCCAGTAATTCTTCTTGTTTCAGTCGACTCGGCGTTACGGCCTGACATCATTATGAGTGTAGGAACAGTTCTTATATTAAACTGCTTTGCCATCTCTATGTTGTCATCTATGTCAATTTCGATAAACTCAGTATCAAGATCGTTAGTATTCTTAATAACTTCCGAAAGAGATTTACATGGTGCGCACCATGATGCTTGAAATTTGTATACGATTTTCATTTACCAGTTCCTTATAGTGTTGGCTATAATAAAGAAACATGTGATAACATGTATTATAACCCAAAATGTTTTTAGTGCCAAAGCTACGTGAGCTTCTTTAAGAGTAAGGATAGGAACATCTGGTCTATCCTTATCATCTTGTCCCATTAGATGGCCAGTAGCTCTGGCCCATATTTTCCAGTATTTCATTATCCCTCACATGCAATACAATCGTTGCCTTGGGCGATTGCCGCTAGATCAAGCTCTTTGATGATTTCTCTTTCCACTTTTCTTGCAACCTTATCGGCCTTGCCGATCTTTTCAGAACGGCAGTAATATAGTGTCTTGAGCTTTTTCTTCCATGCTAAGAAATGAACACTATGAATATATTTGATGTGCGAGTCTGGTCGAAAGAATATATTAATAGACTGAGCTTGATCTATATATTGTTGTCTATCAGCAGCATGTTCAATGACCCAGCGCTGATCAATTTCCATAGAAGTCTTAAACACTTCCTTAGTATGCTCATCCATCCAATCTAGATGTTGAACGCTACCATCATTAGCAATAATTGAAGACCAAATATCATTGTAATCATTTTGTGATATTGTTCCACTATCGCTAGACAAGTGATTCTGAATAACTTTATCAAGCCAACGATTCTTGTTTAGGTGAGAACCTGAAAGAGTATCTTGCCTATAAGCATTGGCGCGATAAGGTTCAACGCTAGGACTAGTGTTGCCCATAAGAATGGAAGAAGAAGCATTGGGAGCAATAGCCATAAGATGACTAAACCTATTCCCAGTACCCACTGCATCAGGCGCTTCACCTCTTTCCAATCCCAACTGCTTGTTCGCTTCATCTAACTTCTCTCTTATATTTTTGAATATTCTATTATTCAAAGATTTTGCTACCACTGATTCCCATGCGATGTTATTCTTTTGCAATAGTGCATGCCAGCCCAAAGCACCGATACCAATACTGCGCTCACGACTAGCAGAATACTTTGCACGCTTAATAGGGGAAGGAGCATTATCAATAAAATACTGAAGAACATTATCAAGCATTTCAGCAATATCACGCAAAAATAGAGGATGGTCTTTCCATTCATCGTAATACTCTAAATTTAGAGATGACAGACAACATACTGCAGTACGCTCTTCGTTTGTTGGAAGAATGATTTCAGAACAAAGATTTGACTGGTGAATCTTTAATCCTTTGTCCTTAAGCCATTGCGGAAGTTTTCTGTTAGACTCATCGATGAAATGAATGTATGGTTCACCCGTCATCATTCGCAATTCTAGTATCTGTTGCCATAAGTGTTTAGCTGATACAACTTCACGCACTTCATTACTTGCTGGATCAATAAGTTGCCAATCGTCATTAGCATCAGGATCGATCATGCACTTTTCAATAATTTCCATGAATCGATCTGGAATATTAACGCCATGATGAAGATTCAGAGTACGCATATTCTGATCGCCAGTTGGCTTTCTCATTTCTAAAAATGGAATAATATCTGGATGATCAATAGACAAGTAAGCAGCATAACTACCACGACGGGTGCGACCCTGACGGTATGCCAAACTAGATGCGTCATACATTTTGAGGTGAGGCATAACGCCAGTACTTTTATCGTCAGCCGAACGAATACCAAAGCCAATCCCAACACCACCGCCCAACATACTAAGCCAATTTGTTTCAGATAGATTATCAACTAGACCCTCCGCAGTATCTTCAATAAAGTTGAGAAAACATGAGATAGGTAAGCCACGCTTACTGCGCCCATAACTAAGAATAGGAGTGCTATAAGATAACCAATGTTTACTGCTATACTCATATAGACGCAGAGCGTGAGCCCCATCGGTTCCGAAAGTCGATGAAACATATGCAAACCTTTCTTGAGGCGAAACCTCTTCATCCTTCATATAAGATTCTTTTAATCTAATTCTACCCAATTCATCAAATAGATTATCACGTGTATAATCCACCTTGATGCCGTGTACAACGTCATCCATATTTCTTTCCCTTATTGTGTTATATAATTATTGGCTAGAGGAAATACTTCCGCGATAACCTTAGCACATTCTAGTGCAACGAGTCTGTGTTCTTTTTGTGTGCCATTACCTGAGCGTAGTTGGATAAAGTGTATCCACGATCTCAGTGTACCATTCATATATAGGCGACTTACCGTGTTACCTTCCGGTAATACAGCTCTAGCCTGTTCTTTAGCTATGCCATTATCAATTGCCCATTGATAAGCATTCTTTGCTTCTTCAATGACTCGCTTTTGCATATTTTCCCATTGATAAGCAACAAATCTATCCTTATCTGTTTCTAAATTAAAGTCTACGCTGTTCTGTCGATTCTTGCTATCTTGGTAACGTGGCTCTCTTAGTACGAAATTCAGATCCTTGGTAGGATCTGCGTATCGTTGAGAGAATTCTTGAAAGGAAAAGCTGCGATGACGTAGCATCTGCCGTGCAATGTCTCGAGTAGTTTCTATCTCGAGACATGCTGAAACCATTTCGAGTGGAGACCAGTGTTGATGCTTAACCAAATAATTGATTAGCTTTTCTGATGTTTCTGTGTTGAATTGATTCGAAGGATTAGACACTCTAGCACAAAAAGCAATAAGTTCTTGCACATCATAAAGACCTTCAGATATCAATTCTTTAGAAGGTTTAGAAAAAGAAATTAGTTTAACTTGCACCGTATCTCCGTTTAATATAGTCACCTGGTTGATTATATATTAAACGCGTGATCTAGTACAATTTTTATTGTAAAATTCTATCTAACAAATTTACATGTGACAATAGATAACCAATTGCTATAGCGCCGCCCACGATCATCCATTTCCAACGCTCTAAAAGATCTACACGATCATTGATCGCATCAATTTTTTTCGACATTGCAGTATGTTGATCTGCGTCACTGCGTGCTAAAGCATCAATTTTATTGTCAATATGGTCTGTAATCTCGCGCGTCGTGGTAGTCACACGTGAGTGCAGTTCTTTGATGTCTTGCTTTACAGCGGCAACATCTTCTTTAACGCCTTCTACGTGTGCTTCCATTTTAGCAATTCTTTCTGACAATTCCATAATCATTACTTCTTATCTGGAACTTTCGTTCCTTCTAATTTATTATGGACTTTCATTTCCTTACAATTCTGCTTTACGTTGCCCTTGGCATCTTTAACAGGTTTGCCTTCTTTGTCTTTAACATCAACGCAAACTTTTGTTTTTTCAGCATCAGCATAAACTGCTGTTGACATACCAAACAATAAAGCGATGGATAATACTACTGATTTCATTTTTATTCCTTTTTAGTGAATTTTTCGGATGCTGTAAAACCTAAGCCCGCTATTACAATGTACATCATCGAATCAAAAATCTTTGAATCTATTGGGTGGCCATATACCATAGCAATGTACCCACCACCACACAATAAAAATGCGAGAAGCGTAACTACTCTTTTGCTAGAAACGGTATTGTTAGTACCGTCTGATAACACACTTAATATGAAATTCATTTATAACTCTGGTTGAAAGGCTGGAGCAGGTGCGGGTTTACCTCCGAAGCCTGTGACAATTTGAGGCTGAGATACGCTTCCAAAGCTATTTCCGCCTCCCATTGGTTGCGATCCAAAACTGTTTGTTGGCGTAGAAAAGCTAGATGTTGTAGAGAGGCCTGGTGTAGAGGATGTCGTTGGTGCATTTGGTGGTGGTCCTGAAACTACTGGTGGTTTATTAGCCGCATCAAGTGCTTTTGCTCTCAAGTCTTTATCGTTACCAGCCAACATAATACCAGATAAAGTACCAGTTAAAAATGTCGCAATTGGAATAATCAACTCAAAAAATTTCTGGTCAATAGGACTAATGGCATTCAATGGTTGTGTCACAAAGATTAACGAATATAGTACAACAAATACAATGCCAAATAACGTCAATGATAGACAAATGCCGATAAAGAATTTTAATCGAGCCATTAGTTGCTCTTCAGTATACATAATGTTGGGTTGATTATTTTCCACAGTTTGCTCCTTGTGATGTAGGCGCTGCCACACACGCTGGAGCGGCTGGCGTAAATGATTGTACAGGTGTTTGAGTTGGTCCATCTTTTGGGGGTCCTAATCTTGGGTCACGTTGACCTTTAAAAATGTGTTCGGGACATTCTCTTCGAACATCACATGTAGGCATTTTGCACATATCCTTATCCCAGTTTGCAGGATCCTGACATGGATAGCGGAATCTATCACCGCTGAATATTGCTAAGGTTAATGGCAATAACAGTAATAGAAACAACCATCTTACTAATTTAATATCGTTATGTTCAGACATATTACACTCCTAAAACGTGTAAGGCATGTTCATAATGTTTAATACGATCTTCAAGTCCAATGGTACCGCCGTTGATTCGTTTTGTCAATGTAACGATATCGCCTTTGTCGGCCCATTGATTTAAATTGTTTGTTTCCCAGAACCAGCAAGCTGATTGGGCTGCACCTTCAAATGTAGCCATGTACTCTGCGGCTTCTTCTACAGAAATTTGTAGTGATCCAGCAAAGAATGTATAATTATCTTTACCAGTCAATTGAATCAATCCACGACCACGATATCTGTAACCGTCTCCTGTTTCTGGAGCACCATTACCCATACGATTTGCATAAACTAAGTTTGCAATTGCTTCTTGTTTATTTGGTTTAGCCGCATATTCTGCTGCTATTGCATCAGTAGGAAAATACTTTGGAAAAATCTTTCTGAGAGTTGCTGCTTTGTAATTTAGATTTTCTTGTAGTGCAGTGAAACCACCAGATTCATGTGAACATTGCGCAATGAAAGCTGCAATGCGTTTTGGATTATTGATTTCGTAATCTGGTAGCAATTGTGAAAGCGCATGATGCCAATGCTCTACGTATGGATTTTTTGGCAATAGCTGCTTTAGTTGTTCTAATGTTAATTCCATGGCAATCCTTATTTGTTAAATACTTCATCATGTATCGCCTTTTGATCGTTGATCCATTTCACGAGTAAATCGTGTTTTGCCGCACAATCGTAGTAAAGCGAGTAGTTTTTAGTAACTGCTTTCAAAAATTCAGTTAATTGTTCTTCATTCTCATTAAGTTTATATAAATCGGGGCATTTCTCTGAAATTACTTCAGGAAGTTTTGGAAATTGGTGTTTGACTGGTGTAGCAGCACAACCAGTCAATAAAAATAAGCAAGCAATTAAACTATATTTCATTTCGGGGCCTTTGCTGCTTCATTATGTAGTGTAATCACTTCCTTTGGCAGTTTACAAACTTCATTATACTTAGTGATTTCACGATCTATATATCGAATTTGTTCTTCGCCTTTTTCGCGTATAACTTCTCGTTTCGTAATATATTTAGTAACTACTTCAGTGCTAACTTTCTCAGACTTAACTTGAGATTCGGCGTATTGTTTTTCTAGTTCAGCTACGCGATCTTTCCACTTCTGTTCATTTGCAATAACACCTGACATATAAACGCCAAGTGCGATCATTGCTACAGACGCTAACTGAATAGGAGTCTTGTAGATAAAGATCGCAGGAATAGGAATAAAGCGAAGAAAATAAGTTACAACCAAGCCTACTAAACCCATGCTTAGTATTGCGTAAAAAATCCAGTCAGGAAGTAATTGTAATACCCATAACATGTCTTATTCCATTATTTCTTAGAGTCGTTATCAAACTGCTTGAAAGTTGCTTTCATGATACCTTTGAAACGCTTATGGCCTAGATCATATTTTCCAGCTTTATCTGCAGCTGTAGCAGCCATACCAGCTTTTTCTTTGTAACGAGCTAATAAGTCAGAAGACAATTCATTAACTGATTCTTCTTCCACTGTTTTTTGCGAGTACATATAATCACATGCTGTTTGCACATAATCTTGTGCTAAAGTAATTTTAGATTGAACCCACTCAGGAAGATTATCGTTTTTACTTAATTGATCATGCAATTCTTGTGCATGGTAGATAATAGTACGTAGCTGTGCCATGACCATATCACCTTCTTGGTCATATTCACCAGCATCTTTAGCTTCTACTACAGCTTTCTTTTTTTCTTTCTTTTTAGCATCATCAGCTTTCTTTTGACGAGCTTGAATAGATTGATCGTATTTTGGTTCATCCATAGGTCTAAAGGATTCTTTAAATGTTTTCATTGTCCCACCTGTACGTTCTTTTTTCTACGAACCATGTAATCTGGAATTCCCACGATTCCAGATATAGGTTTATTCTTTTTTAACTTAATCGCAGCTTGATCTGTTGAAGTAGAAGTGCCTGTAGTATTTACTATAGCGCCATCTTCATGGAGTTTCATAAACTTTTCTATAAGAATCTCTTCTTCTACTAAAGTAATATTACTACCTTCTAGAAGATCGATTGTTTCTTGCAGTTCACCTTGAGTTATTTTTCTTCCATTGACATAAGACTCTTTGATAAGCCAATACGCTGCGACAAGACTCTTAAGTTTATTGTCACCACCAGGAAGTTTAGCAAGGATGCGCTTTAAAGAAAACACTAGTTTGTCGAGTTGAGTATAGGAATCTTTTTCATCTTCGGTTTTAAGATCGCGCGTCTTCTTAAGAGGCTTACCATCCTTATCGATGATCCCATATTTGTATGCTTGCGTTTTCTCGAATGGAGTAACGAGCATATACAAAATCTTAAAAGCTATAAGATTATTGATAATTCTACCAGCCATTAAAGTTTCCTTAAAGCTATTACTACATCTTTGTCTAAAACAATGTTAGACAACTTAATTCCACATTCTTCTATCTCGTCGGGCATTCTATTAAGATATACTAAAAAGGTGACTAATATAGGCCAGTCTTCTTCATCTATCTTTAAGAATAACATCTTGGTAAGAGCATCGCCAAACAAATTATAAAGAACTATAATATGATTGAGAATAAGTCTTTCTCTTAGTTCTGCACTGCTCTTATATCTTGAAAATAATTTCTTAAGATATAAGAGCCTTTTCAGATCTTCTTCAAATTCTTGTACACTATGGCACTGTGGATTATCATAGTGATGCATAGCATACAAGAGAAAATTACCATCATTCAATTTCATAATAAGTAGGGGCCGAAGCCCCTATAATTAGGTACCGAATGTTAATGTTGCTGCGTCGGAATTAACCTTAACTGCACCAGTTGTAGAAGATACTACTACACGATATTGAGAAGCGCTATCGGCAGAAACTTGTCCTGTTAAAGCAAGTGTAGCATTGGTTGCGCTAGCAACGTTAGCCCAGCGTGCTGTTGCGCTAGCACGCTTTTGCCATTGGTACGTTGGTGAACCTGTAGAAGAAGTTGCAGTAACTCCAAAGGTTGCTCCACCTGAGCTTGTTGTTTGATTAGCCGGTTGTACGCTAATAGTGATAGATACTTCTGTATCAGCGACGATAGTATCGTCAGCTGCATCACCTGATGTTGCATTAGCAACTGACATTGCAATTAGCAATTCAGATTTATAGCGTGATTCACCATTAGAACCTTTGTATTCATCAACTAACCACCAACCTGCGCCAAGGATACCTTTGCTTTTGTTAGTTGTTAGTAATGCTTCTTCTCTAGAAACGAATACTGCTTTTGCTTTGTCAGCTGTTGTCAAGTATTTTGGCTTGCTCTCAGTTGCGTCTGTGTTTCCCCATAGTGGCATGGTTTTTCTCCTTGAATTATTTGGTTAATTTGTTGATTGCTTGGTCGACGCCTTCACGACGCTTCCAAGATTTAGCTTTATACTTATCAGCAAGTGATGTAGAGGCTGCTTTCATTCCAGGGCTTCTTGCTTTCTTTGCCTGATTTTCAAAATCAGCTCCTATTTTACGAGTAATCGTAGAATCACGTGATGCTTTCTTAGCATAATCACCTAATGTCGTTTTGCTTAGTTCATCTAATTGCTCATATTGTTCCATGAAAGAATCAAATCCTTCTTCCATTATAGAGTCAAATGTTTCTTCATCTAATGCAATTAGGAACTCTACAGCCTCAGCGAACTTGTCTTTCTTTGGACGTCCTCTGCCGCGCTTTGGTTCATCCTTTGCTTTCTCAGCAGTATCATTATCGGCGAATCTGCGTGTTGCGACTACGCCTGTAGAAGTTTTCTTGATATCGTGACGAGCACCAGCACCAGTTACACGATCAGTATCAAATTTCTTTTTATACTCTGGTGTTCCTGGCCATAAAGCTTCGTCAACAGTGTCTTCTTTACGAAGAAGTTTGAAATCGTGCTTATCGAGCTTACCATTCTTATTCTTATCAAGCTTGTGCTGGGTGCCCTTGAGTTCTTCTTTCGTAGTGTGCTGTTCAATAAAAGATTTATATGATTTCTTTTCTTCCTTCATTTCTTCTTCTCCTTTGTTGAAGATGATTTTGTGAGCTTTTTGCTTGCGGCCCTTTTTGTCTAGTTTATAGTCATCGCTATCTTGTTCAGTCTCTTCATTGAAGTGACTATGAGCCACTGTTGTTTTTGTTGAAGAAGTCTTTGGGCGTGTTAAGTGAACTTTGTCACCTTCACGATGTGCATGAACATTACTATTAGTCTCATCTTTAAAAGAAGTCTTTTCGCCATCTTTTAATTTCTTAATAGCGCTTTGATGTTCTGGATGTAGAGGATATGATGTACTTGAACCATGATGTACAGTTACCATCTTACCCCAGCTATACTTATCTTTCTTGACAGTTACTGCTTCATCTAGTTCAATCTCTTCATTGGCTTTACGAAGAGCTTTCTGTATTGCGGGATGATCAGATAGACCGGGCTTTAGTTTATCCATAGCCTTAGTGGCACCTGTCATATTTCCACCAACATAACGTTTGTCATTAGCAATACCAATGCCCTGTTTGACATCCTTTTGAGTCATGCGTTTTTCTAAAATTTTTGTTATAACCGACATTTATACTCCTTTTAAGGATGCTGTTATCATCCATGCGTGTTTTTTATGCGTATCAATTCTTTCGGCAATGAAATTGGTCAAGCCTTGTTCATTAGCTGAAGATGCAAGCGCAAATGTTTTGTTGAGACAATCAATAACTTCGTTATTGTCTGTTGCTAAACTATTTAGCATATCTTTCACGGTATTGTCTACAATAGCTGTATTTTCAGTTAAAGTAGAATATGTATATAATTCTGTTAAGCTCCTTGGAGCATATGCTCCAAGCTTTCTAATATTTTCTGCAAATGGATCTATGGCGTCATATAAGTCAATGTAGAGATCGCCAAAGAAATCGTGATACTGGCTGAAGTGTATTCCTTCAACGTTCCAGTGAAAACCTTGTGTCTTATAATGCATTACAGCTGTATTCGCCAGACAGCTTTTAAGTGAATTCGTTAGTTCATTCATTTTCAATACCTATTATTTGGTGTACGTTTTGTGTGTTAAACGATCATTCTCTACTCTGCGTACTCTTGGTACTAGCTTCATAGCAATTCTATTTAGTACGGTTTTTCTTTTTTGAATTGTACGTTCAATTCTTTCCTTCTCTGCAACAGATAATGTACTTAGAGGTTTTCTTGCTAATCTTTGTTTCATTAGATTAACAGCAAGTCTACGTGCTCTATTATTAATTACCTTATTGCTGGAGCGCATATTTAGTGCAATCTTTTGTCTACGAGTGCGCTTAGCTTGCGTCTTTGCAAATCTCATTTTTGCTTTAATTCTTTCGCTACGGGAAAGAACTTCCATGATGACTTCTTCTTTAACGTCAATTATATGCTCTCCAGTTTCATCATCAATGATTGACAGTTCTTCATCATCATATGCCTCTAGATAATCATCATCAGTCATACTGCTTATCATATCATCAATGTCTTTATCTTGGAAACCAGATTCGCCTTCGCCAACATCAGCGCCAATATCTATATCATCTTCTGTACCAAGTGAAGCTTCACCTAGCTTGTATTTAATTTTCATTCTGCGGTGAGTATCTGTATTTCCGCTAAGCGATGAACCTACTTTAGTATGACCTTCTTTATCAGAATGTTCTGCTTCTTGATCAGACTCATTATCCTTTAAGGTATTCTTTGTAGCAACTTCTTCTGCTACTTTACCTGCTACTATTTTACGATCGTATTTGATTCCAGCATCAGTAGCCATCTGTAACATATTGCTAATGATAGACCATGCTTCTGGTGTAAGGCGCTTGTTTTTAATTGCACGCAATCCTTGATTGACCATGTTTTCTGGTCCGCTCTTTTCATCTACATCTGTTACTCCCAGTGATGATGCCACTATTCGAGCGACTTTAATTTTATCTGCTGGAGAGAATTTCATTTCTTGTAATCCCTGTTTGAATTGTTTGTCAGACATTTGAATATCCTGCGGCCACTTGCTTATTAATTCACCTTGTTCATTCTGAAGTAGCAAGTGGTTTGAACCGCGTTTAACTATCTTATATACCACGCCTTCAGACTCTACTATCTCATCAATATGAAATATCTCGCCAGCAAAATACTTTTCGCGAAGTTCATTAGTTTCAAACTTAACTTGTTCTTTTACTGCTTCTACGCCCATGCCTTCGCGAATCTCATTCATTAAACGCTTGCCGTCTAAATCAGTAAGTGTATGAGGTAAGCCTTTTTTGAAGGAAGTATAATCACCTTTCTTTGCAGCTTCTCTCATCTTAGTGCCTGACATACCTGAAGCAGTGTCAGCATCTGGATCACGTTCTCCAGCAGATACTACTTCTACCGTATCAAAGTTGAATACATCGCCGTTATACTTGTTAAGAAGTTTAGTATACTCTGGAACGCGATCAGAACCAGCGATCATTACTAGATTTTTATATTTTTTGGAAAGAAACTTTGCTGCTTCCATGAATGTTCTAATCTCTTCGCTTGCTGCAGCAAAGTTAGTCCTAGGAAACATTCTTTTAAGGTAATATACCTTACGATCTACTGGAAGTGGATTGGATTTTTTGTCATGAGTTCGTGATGCGAATATGACATGATCTGCCTTCTGCGCAGAGGCAATTCTTTTGACTGCATTGACTAGTAGTTCATGCCCTGTAGTAGGAGGTTGAAATCTACCAAATGCAAACACTACTTTTTTAGAGGGCAACTCTTTAACGAGTTGTCTATATTTTTTCATATGCTCCATCAATTATTAAACTGTACTACTTATTTATTCTTTTCGTGTTCTTGGTTATCAAAATCAGGTAACATCTTTGGAGTTACCGGTGACTCACCTGGAGTCATCTTCTTACGATGTAGGGTAAGTTTATCAGTGCCTTCATAACCAATGTTATTTTCTTCTTTTATACAAGAACCCGGAGCGCATGGCTTAGTTCCCGGCTTACGCTTGTAGTTTTTCCAACAATCGCAAGCTTCTTTAAAAAAATGTTTAAACGCTAACATTAGCAATTCCACTTTCTAAGAGCTTTATTAATTCTAGAATCAGGATCTTTGGCAGTCTTAGCAGAAGTTAACTTACTCTTCATACCACCCATTCTAGCACAGAAAGATTTACGACGATTTGCTGCTTTACTTCCGGACTTTAACTTTGAAGGTTTAGTAGTTACTGCTGTCTGAAGGTTACCACCTGTCTTACGATTATAAGCATCAACGCCCTTTTGCGTTAAACCACCTTCGGAAGACTTGTGACCTTTTTTATCAATAGCATACTCTAATAGTTCTTCATCAGAAATTTCTTCAAACTCTTCCCAGATGCTTTCTGGATCGATATTATTTCGTTCAGCGAGATCCATAACCAGTTCTTCAATTAGATCGAACTGTGTTT